TAGAATGACTGGATTATTAAGTGTCAATGTGGTTTCCGTTTCATCTACGAGTTTGCCGATAATGTTACGTCCGATTTGATCAATGATTGCTACGTGTTTGTTTTCTTTCATGTTATTTTGATTTAGTCTGTTATTTTGCTTTTTCAAGCTCTAAACTGTTGTTTTTAATTTTTTTCTGGAATCCCAATGCGACACCATGTTTTCCTTCTGCCATCTTAAAGTAATAATCGGATCTTTCCTTCACTACTTTACGAACGATTTCCAATCGAGGATTGGCGAAAGGTTCATCATATTCATCACTGTTTAATAGATTGATGAGATTATCAATTACTCGATTCTCTGCATCATCTAAGCCTTTATTATATGCTTCTTGTATTGTCATAATATTATTCTCCAAATAAGTCTTCAAGTTCTACGGTCAGATTTTCTGATGGTTTTCTAAGTTTCCATCCGACTGCTTCGTAGAATCTCTCAATTGCAGCGTAGAATATCTTACCAAACATTTTCTCATAGTCAACAGTGAAAATATTATCAAATTCAGAAGGCCATTCTCCTTTGAATCCGATCATTTCCAAATTATATTTGTTCGGCTTCTTCACATACACCATACGAACTTTATCCCCTGATTTGAATTTATCATATTTAGAAGACCACCCATTTTGATCCGTGATCAAATCATGATAATACGCTGCTTTAAGGTGACTTGGCATACCTTTTACAGTATTCATACCGTTACATCTAGCTGAATATTCATCATAATTATTCATACCAGAAATTTTAGCAATATCTGTGATTGGTAATTTCTTAAATTCTTCGTATGCTTCATTGAAAAGATCATTCGTTTCTTTTAACGATTGAGTCATGATCATATGTTCAATGACTTTCTTGACATATGGTTTTACTTTCTTAGGCATTGTCGTTTTCACAACATCGACACCAATATATTTGAATTTATCCATGACGACACCCTCTTCATCTAATTTGTGAAGTGCGTAATATTTCTTACCGATGAAAATACCTTTATCGCAAATACTTTCTCTTTTGAATACAAATCTTGGATCGATACTTCTGAGGTTAGATTTTGCCCATTCAGTGATTCCATTATTCACAAAATCTTCCACATCTTGGCATAATCCATAAAATTTATCAGAAACTTTGTCACCATCTTTCAATTTATATCCAATTTTTTCAAATATCTTCAAAGAAGTGTAAAAGCTATCAGTATCATTGTATATCAATGACTTTTCAATTTCTTCTTTATTGTCGAAATATTTCGATAGGTATTCCATGAATAAATCGTTACTCTTTTTGATAACTGCTTGACCTGTCAAAGTTACAGATGTTCCAATATCTTCGTCTCCGAGAGGAGCGTATTTGTTAAGCATGTAACCATACAAGGAATTGAGGTGGATTTTATAAGCATATTGGATGCTATCAAATTTCTGTTCCCCTTCTTTATCTCCTTTCTTACGAGATTCCAACATCTTGTTTTTCATCTCCTTACGTTTGGAATACAAGTTATCCAAGAACTCAGGAACAAGACCACGCTTATTCTGAGAGAATAAGAATCCAGCTTTGGTCAAAGCTGCCTTTTCCTCTTTAATAAACTTGGTAAAGTTCTCTTTAGTCATTTCAAAAATCCTACCAGAAACATGATGAATTTTCACCTTATCACCGTCTTTCTCAACTCTACCAATTTTAGTCTCAGGTGAGAGATTGAGAGAAATCATCACAGATGGATATAGAGAGTTGGCATCAAATGATACGATATTCTCAGCGAATCCCACTCTTGGTTCTGCAACGTAACCTCCAGGTGCTTTGTAGTCCGTCACAGGACGAATAAACGTAGGAATATACTCTCCGCGCATACGCGCACGTATGGCAATCGCACCATTCATTGGTGGAACCGTTTTGATAGCATTCTCCAAGTCACACAGACCTGTGTATGCTAGGAATCGAAGGAGATTGATATATCCCTTTTTCTCATCCAATTTAACACAGATTTCAACGTCTCGAATGTTGTAGTCCGTGTAGGTATACCAATCTTTTTTAGCCAATTCCCACAAATTACCCTCGTGTTGAATTTTATTAACACCTAATTCAACTTCTCCAATATTATCCAGTTTATATGACTCTTGCTTTTCCAAGCTGAATTTCATATACATGACGTAATAATCCAAAATAGAAATACCTTCGATCACATACTCTTTAGATGGCATACCGAATTTACCATTTGGATTGGTCTTTTCATAAATTCTTTCAATCGGTGACAATTTATCTGCCCATTCTTTACCTAATTGAAATGTGATACGATTTACCAAATAAGGAATATCGAATGCTGATATGTTCCATCCACTAATGATATCGAACTGTTCTTTCCTAAAATATTTGATAAACGATTTGAGTAGATCTTCCTCTGATTTACAAAAATAATACCGCACATCATCTCTCGTCGTGTGGTAATTCTTCAAACCAAAAACATGATACATTTTGGAAAATGAATCAAATACAGTAATCAGATTTATCACTGCTTCTGCGGTTTCTGGTTCGGGAAATTTATCAGGATGGGGACACTCAATATCCAAGTAAGCGACTTTCAGAGGATATTGTGAGAAATTGTCATCCTCACAAACAGACCAAAAATTATCAATCAGGAATTGTTGGTATGGGGGAAGATTCTCATAAATTCTCTTGATATTACTATCCTTTACGAAGTTATTTCGATCATACGAGGAGGCAAATTCCCTTTTTTTGAGGGAAGTTCCATAGATGGACTTCTCTTTACCATTCTTATCCTCTAAAAGAATGTATGGTTTGAAATCGTGTTCCTCTTTAACACGTTCCCCATTCTCGTTCCATGTCCATAAGAAAATCTTACGTTCACGATTGTTATAAACACAATTTCTATACATTTTAGTCTATATCAAAATTTCTTTCACCGCATTGAGGGCAGACGGCAGTATCTTTATCTTTCTGCCACTGCTCCCAAGTGACCCATTTCATATTACGAATTCTTTTGGCATATTTTTCATATTGTCTTGCCAAGACTTCTCTAGTAGAAACATATCCCTCATCTTTCAACCATTGGTAATCATCTGAAAATAATTCGTCGAGTCTATGTGAATCCTTTCCACACAAATAGTTATTCCAACTAGAAAGATATTTCGCAGGATTATAACCGTCTTCCGAATAGAAATCATCCTGACTCCAACCACAGTTTTCGCAATGTAAAAACGCCATATCCAATTATGGCATCATGTGTTCAATTGTCAAGTCAATCGTTCCAATATTTCATAAATCTACGAGATGGATCGTTAAATGGTGTGTTCATCGCTTCAAGAAACGCTCCAATGTTTTCTGGTCTTTCGAGAAATCTCGTTTCCCCAAGTTTTCTCAACTCTTTGGATAGATTATGATACCTATCGCGATTTTTATAATTCAATAAATGCTCCACTTTCAGTGCCAAATCTTCTGAATCCTTAAATTTCAAAAAATCGGGAGCATCTTCGTAAGTCACCAAATCCTGACACATACAGGGAATACCTAAAATTGCACCCTCAATGTATTTGATATCTGATTTGGATTTGTTGAAATTGTTATCCATCAGTGGGGCAATTGTAAGTTGGACATTCAATCCAGAAATAAATTTTGGATAATTGGTTAATGTCTGCCAAGGATGGAATTCGATTTCTCTATTTTGAATATATGGGTGTAATTGAGGAGGAAAAGCACCAATGAAAATAAATTGATATTTATATCTATTATCAATAATGAATTTTAGGACATGAGAAAAGTCGTCTTGCCCACCATTTTTAATATCGAAATGTGCACCTGAACCAGAATATAAAATTCGAGGTCTTTTACGATTCTTATCATAATTTTGCTTGATTTTGTAAGCATCATAATAATGCCCGATCCACCATTCAGGTGCAAAATTAGGTACCACTGATATTTTATGTTGACCTGTTTTTTCGATAAACAGATCTCGCATAAATTTACATGTAACCGTAACTTCATCTGCCATTTGCATCATATCAACACAATTTTGACGGATTTCATCATTATCAAACGATTCTTTCCCTGAGTTGTAATCAGGAATTTCTTCGCGGAAAACAACATCATCTACTTCATAAATGATCTTGAATCCCATTTCCTGTTGAATACTTTTAACAAATTCAAAGTATTGTTTTTGAGGTGTAGATGCTTGTCTCTGTAATTTAACGGTCTTAACATCTCTAAACCAATTTTTATCAAGAATCATCTTCGTGAGAGATGTTGACTCCCCAAGATTATTCATATTGATATGCAACTCAGGCCATCCCACTCTCCATTGTCCACATCCTTGTCGATCAGCAACAAAGTTTAAGTAATTATTACCTTTTTTAGGTTCTTCTTTTGGTTTATTTGAAACCTGAAATGGATTTGTAGGGAAAGGAGAAGCGAATGGTTGACTATTAAACATGTTAATAATTACCCATTCGCTTTTGTTTGTCAATTAGACGTTCTTCTAGTTACACCATTTTCTTTCTCAAGGAAGATAATTTCTCCTGTGACATGTTTTTCCATTTCTTTTCTGTGTGAGATTGCGTAGACAGATAAAGAATTTTTATCAATTCTTTGTTTCATCAGTTCTACCAGAAGATCGAAACCACGTTCATCAAAAGCCGAATCGAATACTTCGTCAATCCATTCAACATTAGACGACACTCCCGAAATCTTGCGTTTCAAATCCTTGAATGCCCACGCACACGCGAGATCAACTGTTCTACGCTCGCCACCGCTCAAGTTCCAGTAGGAAATCTCTTTACCTTTATCATTGGAGAGTTGCTCGTCGAAGTATTCATCAAATTTACAACGAATTGTCATACCAAGATCGTTGATGTATTGCTGAATGCTTGCGTTCATCATGGAAAGAAGTCTCTTCACCACAAAGCTACGGACACCTTCTTCCCCGAGAACGAACTTGCAGATTTCATAATCATCTGATTTCTGTTTAAGCATTCGGAAATTATCGTTTTCCACATTTTGTCTTTCCCAAGTGTTTCGGATACTCTCCTCAAAATTGGGTTTGGGTAATTCATCCAACTTCAAATTGTCCAAAGACTCCTTGTATTGTTTTAGGCTGTTTTCCAAACCTTCCAATTTCTGCTTGGTGACTTTGGCTTCATTGATTTGGGTTTGAAATTCCCCGATTTTATTTTGAATTTTAGATTTCTTGACCATCAAATCACTTTTACCATGATTCAAATCTTCAATTTCTTTAACAATATCATCCAATTCGGATTGATATTGTTCCTTCATCTTCTCCAGATGTTCCACATGGGTATGAGGTATTTCTTGGAGGCATTTATCACATTTAATCATAATTTTTTAATCATTAACGTGTTTACTCCTTGGTCTAATAAAGTATTAAATCCAAATTTTTGATAAAATTTTACCAATTCTGGTTTATTAAATCCTTTATCAATCCCCATTGGTGAGGCATTAAGATAAAATTGTTTAAACCCTTGTCGCTCCAATTCCCTTAACAAACGATTCATCATCTCCTTTGCTACACCACTTCCTCGATATTGCTTACTAACCTCAACATGTTCTATTTTCGCTAAAGAATCATCTGGAAATAATTCATAAATGTCATCCTCACTCATAACATCATCAAACTCATAATAAAAATCTCCGAATAATATTTTTGCAATAGCATCTCCAATCTTATCACCTCTATAGAAAGCTTCTATTTTAATTTCATCGGATTCTTCGTCAGAATTGATATGATATTCAATTCCACCAGCGTATGATTCCCACATTATCTCATTTTCATTTAAAATTATCATATCACATTATTTATTTGTTCAATTTCTTTTACTTTCAACTTCCTCAAAGTTTCTTTGGAAGAGATTTGACTATTCACATCTGCAATCTTTCCATCCAACTTATCCCAAGCAGCTTCGTATTTGTCCTTTTCTGTTTGGATTGCTGAAACATCCGTAATGGATATTTTAGCAATCTTTTCAGACGTTTCATCAATTTTCTGCTGAATTTCTTTACGTTTTTCTTCGAGAATTGCTTCCCGTTCTTGAACTTTCTTCAGATAATCCTCCTGTTGTTTATTCAGAGTTTCCAAAGTGTTGTTGATTTCTTCCAACTTGGCAGAAGAGATATTCATTTCAGATTTGTTCTCACGAATCAGATTCTTCAATTCGTTGCTCATCTTACCAAAGACTTCCAAAGAGAAAATATCATTGATGAATTTGCGCTTCTCCTCTGGTTTCTTCGCCATGAATGGGATGTTATCCGAAAGAGATAGAATATCACAGCTACGACAAATGACAGGATTGGAACCGATCAGATCACATATGAATTTGTCCGTATTTGCGATGGAGTCCTTGGTGATATCTTCTTCACCTCGCAGGAGCGTCACAGAGCTTGGTTTGAGTTGTCGCTTGATTGTGTATGTCTGCGTATCATTGTCAGTCTCCACATCAAAAGTAAGCTCGATAGCACCCTTTCCTTTAGTGACATTGTTGATGATGAATTCCTTTTTTATTTCACGAATGGTTTTACCAAACAAAGCATAGTAGAACAATTCAGCGATACAGGATTTTCCAATACCGTTCACACGGTCTGGATTATCAATATTCTTACCAGTAATCAGATTGAAACCAGATTGGAAATCAATTACAATCTGATCATTTCCCACACTGAGGAAATTTTGACCTTTAAGTTGTTTATATAAAATCTTACGCATTTATTTCAAAATTTATTTTAATATTGTCAAGGGGGGTATTGAGTGTTACATAAATATTACAAATCATACTATCATCGGTGTCAATTATCTTAATATCAAGATCGTGTATAATTCCAAGTTCTTTCAAAGAACTCAACGAACTCAACGAACAATTATACAAAATATGATCGATAATATGCTGTGCATGGTATTTTTCTCTATCACTTACATTTTTCATAAAGTTCGTCGTTTATTTTCTTCACTCGTTTCAGTTGTTCTTCATCCAGATTCAATTGTTCGTAAAATTCATCAAACATTCCCACGATATCAATGGAATCGACTTGTTCAACATCTCCGATTGTCTTGGTCGCCACGTTGTATTCCGTGGTTAGACGGAAAGGTGCAAAATTGGACAAGTAAATCTTGAACTTCTCTACCTTATCATCTTCAATGTCTTTGTCAATTATGAATTTGATGATATTTCCTTCCACATCCTCCATGGAATAATCTTTTATTTTAGTCAGAGGGATTTTAATGAATTCAGGAGACACCGTATTTTTCACAAATTCTACAGAATCATCTTCCAAATCCAAAATGTGATAACCCTTATCGTCCCCACAATCATTGAAGTCATGGTGGAAGGTGTTACCAATGTATCGAATCGTTCCTTCATTGTATTTCTTAATACTCTTAGTATGGAAGTGACCAGACCAAACATTAGTGGTTCGGGATGCTAAGAAATCCATTACTTGGAATCCGTGATCACAAACCTTGTAATTGTTCATCTGAAATGTTTGGATTTCAAAATGTCCAAAAATGTGGTCAAATTTACCTTCTGGTAATTCGTGATTCCATGGGACAAACAGTAATTTTTTACCGAACGCATCCACTTCCAAATTCTGGTCGATGATTGTAATGTTATCGTGACCTTTAAGGAAACCCAAGCTATGAACATCGGCACGATTCTTGTAATACGCATCATGGTTGCCAATAACCATGAACATATTAAAATTCTTGAATTTAGCAATCAATTCAGATGCAACATGAATTGTTTGAACGGAAATCTCTGAACGATTGTGGAAAAAGTCACCAAGGAAAAAGATATCAAAAATCTTTTTCTTCTTCAAATCAGCAGTGATCCAATCTGCCCATTTAAGAGCGATGTCATGCCATTCCGTTGAATTTCCATAAAGACCTAAATGTAGGTCAGAAAAAATAGCTACTTTTGTTTTCTTAATCATATTATTATTCAAATTTCCTTTCTTTTTCCATTCTTCTCAAACATTCTTCGGGTGTTTCCCCTTCTCTCAATTCATAACCACATGAAATACAACCACCTTTCCATTCACCAGTTCTTTCTCCAACTTCATCAGAAAAATCAACATCAATACATCTCCTATTAACCTCTAAAAAAGGAAACCATTTACGTGACCACACCATGTTTGATACATGAACTTTGGCTATTCTTTCCTGAATGTGACCGTTTTTCAAAACATACTTATAAGGATAAGATTTTTTAATATTATTTTGGATTTCATATTTTTCATCCCATGACTTATCACCTTTTTTTTCAGTAAACCAATGAACACCATCAGTATCATATATTTCAGTTCTTTTCCATTCTCTCGCTATGTATGGGAAATCCCAAGATTTAGAGTGTTCACCCCATCCCAAATTCAGAGAGTTCCAATCATAAATATAAAATCCATAACTAAATCCGTTGTCATCCCAAGGTCTATCATATTCATCCGACAGATGAATGTAAATAGAGCAAAACAAAGGTTTAATAATTAAAAGATCATGAGATTCACAACACCCAAAATTACAATATCTTAAAGATAATTCCCATTTTTTCGGATGCCATGAAATTTCCCCCCATTTAAAATGATAAGTGTCCGAATCATAACCTCTTCTTTCGAATCCAATCAATTTCAATAATTTATTCATCGTCGTATTCGTCTCCTTCCATCACTGGTTTCACATACACATGACCCATTGAATCGGGACCAGACATATGCTCCATGTATACTATCTCTTTGTATTCGTTCAACCCCTCATGTTGACTCTTTTCCTTATTGATACGATTCGTGAAAGCGTTCCATGCTATTCGATTAAAATATGAGAAGGGGTTGAATTCTGATTCAATGTTATAAAGCTTTTTCTCCAAAGCGTGATACATCTTCACAATTGCATCACCGACCATTTCCTCTTTCCAACTTCGAGAGTATCGAATAAAGCGATGGTTATATGATAGACCCTCTGCTATCTTAACAATATTCGTGGCGAGTTCATTAGTCATCTTATCAGACTCATAATAATTCATCAACTGTTCTCGAAACTCTCTGGAGTTCACATAATACGCATTTTTATTACTCATATTTCAATAATTCTTTCATTCCAATAAATTTCTTCTGTATCGTAAATCTCTTGTCTGTGTAAAGCATGGGAAGATGAGTATTTGGTATTATCAGTGATATCAAATATCCTCAATTTATCTTTACTTTCATGTAAACGAAGTCCCCTACCAATGGATTGGACAACACGGATAAAACTCTTACCCAATCCAACAAACATAATATTTGGAAGATTTTTGATGTTAATACCCGTGGAAAAAATAGATGACATTGCAATACAAACGATATTATCACTCTTTTCCATCATGTCAATTATTTTTTGCCTATCCTGAACATCGACTTCACCTTTGACAAAATATATAGGTCTATCCAATCCATTAGACAGAGTAGATAGTAAAGCATCGCCATGCTCCAAATGATTGACCATAATAAGAACGTTACCATTAAGTTTGCCGACCAATTTAGAAATGAAATTATTACGCCTTTCGTTTTCATATAAATATTTTAATTCTTCTTTGTAATTCAATTTATGGGTTTTTGGATGATTCAATTTCAAAACATTAATAGCAACGTTCGATAGATATTTCTCATCTCTCAATTCTTTAGATTTCTTCTCGTAAATTACTGGACCAAACACACCAAGTGTTTTCCATTGATTTAGGGGTTTGTCAGATAATGTCCCTGTGAAACCGAACTTATTGGGTGTTTTGATTTTGTTGATGATTTTAGATAAATTAGCATCACTATTAACACCATGACATTCGTCTACTATTAATAAATCCACATCAAGTATCCACGGATTATCGGCAAATTTTGAAGCCAAATTTTGGGTGTTACAAATGACAACGGAAGTTTCTTGGAGAGGACTATCACCAGTCCAACCCGAATATGAAAATGTTACTTGATAATCCTCAAAATCTTTTTGTAATTGATTTACAAGAGAAAGACCTGGAACTACAATAAAACATTTGAATGTTCCACGTGGAACATTTTCTATGTAATTTTCTATAAGCAATGCTTGAGTCAATGATTTACCTGCTCCTGTCGCCAATAAGAACACACCGTATCCTTTCTCTAAACCAGCTATAATGGAGTCTTTTTGATAATAACGAGCATCGTATTTGAGTTCATCTTTGAATTCAAACTTCCCAATACCACATTTCAATCTGGCTCGGAATTCGTCAGTAAATGTGATATCTGTGATCTGATTATCTCTTAGATATTTCAGAATCTCCCCGTAAAATCCAAAGTCAAATAAACCAGTTGGAGTAATCGCATACTTGCGATCTTTGACAAATCTATGTCCCCTTTTCTTAGCGAAAGAAGCTCCTTCATTTTTGACAGAAAAATGATTACGGATCATACCGAGTGTTTCGGAATCCGTAATCAATTGCGCTTGTCGCTTTGTTGTTTTATAATCAAATGTTATCATCACAATCTCATTAATGCCTGTTGTAGATCAGAAGCAAACATGTCATCTGGAACAGGTATTCTCACTTCTTTGTAAATTTTTTGGATATTATTTTCATCATTTACTATGACAGTAATTCGTCCTGTGTGAGAATCTAATGTAACCATTCCATCCGATACTCTAATTGCAGCGGGTTCCAACGAAAGAACATAACACATCGTTATTTCATTCCAAGGTTTCCCGATAAGTTCAGGTAATACGCCAACGCTTGTAAACGAATACGAACTCTCTTTTACAGGAATTGCATGGTGATATACTTTAAAATCTTCTGGTTTATTTTCCATAATTTAATTCTCTTTTTCTATTGTCTCCCATTGAAATTCCAACATATCTGCCAAATATCTAAGTGATGTTGCCAATTTAAGATTATCATCATTACCATCCATTATAACATTTGTAACAAATCGTTGCCCATTGGAAATTTGAGTAGTTGTATTATTAGTATCTATGCAAATTCTATAGTTAGCAATATCTACTTCGTGTGAATGTATGTTGAATATCATTATTGTTCTTGGATTTTCTTGATTTCAATTATATTTTTAATATCATTACCAATGAAAGTAATCTGACTTACTAATTTTTCCAGATATTCGATGAGATACTCTTGTTCTTTAATTTTTTGATTAATCGCTTCTAATGAAGGGGTCTTATCCAGATCATCAAAAACTTGCTTGTTGAGAGCTACTGGAGACTCGCCAATGAGCTTCTTCTGAAGTGTGTGTTTGGTCACTGCTTTCTGCTTGTAGAGCTTGTCCTTCTCAATCTTTGCATCAATAAGACGACACACCCAAAAATGCTTCTCAGCAGGAACTCTGCGTGTAACATCTTCGAGATTGAAGTCATCTATCTTAGTAAATTCTTCGTATTGTTGTTGATATTTTTTAATCAGTTCGTAGCTCATATTTTTCACATAAAAGAAGACCAGCGGATTTGGTTCGACGCATCTTCGACAAATTTTTTAATAATATCCCCATGACATTTATTCGGAGCGCAGTAACAAACAAGATTTGTATCCAAACCATCCAACTCTCGGTTAATCAATTCACGGACAAATTTATGAAAAGTCGCATCATTGAAATAGGAATGATCGAAATGTTTTTTATACCCCTCAATAGCTTCTTCAGTGGTTTCCACTTTACATAGAGCTTGAGGGTGGTTGGATTCTTTGGAATGAAAAGGATTACCCACAATTGAACCACGACCAATGTAAATATCGTTGGTCGTTGGTTTATGGGTTGATTTGTTCACCACTTTGATCATTTTTCAATTTCGTCTAAATTTTCTTGATAATCCCTAAAATCGGAAGAACTTCTTTCGAAATGGTTTTCTAAAATTTCCAAAAATTCAGGAATTTTTGGCATGAGATATTTATCACGAACCCTTTCTACAACACAGGTAATTCCATTATGTTTTTCTTCCCAACGTCTGCAAATGCGCTGATACATTGAAAGCATGTCGAAGAATTTGTAGGTATTGTATTTCACCGAATGTTCAGGGTTCCAATTCCAATACCAATCTTCTTTCAACTCATTGTTTGTTTTAGAATACAAATCATCGTCAAAAGATTTCACCAAATCGGTGATAACCTCTCCTAAAAATTTTTCATCGACAACTACTTCTTCGTTCATTGATTAAATAATAACATGAATCAACCCTTTGTCAACGATAAAAATGAAATCGCCAATATTTATCAACAAATGTTGAATGAGGATATGACTGCTGGTGATGTTTACGGTGGTGATGTCGCAGGACACGCAGGTATTGAAAACACCGACTGGTTTGCACCTGGAGACGCTAGAAATCCTTATGGGATGGGAATCACCACCAGAAAAGGTAAATTGAAAAAGAGACGTAAGAAGAAAATTAAAAAGAATTGATTCTATTTCTTGCGACTTCACAATATTCAGGATTCAAATCGAATCCGATGTAATTCATGCCCAATTTTTTGGCGACAACACCTGTTGTTCCTGAACCCATGAAAAAGTCTAATACAACACCGTTTTCAGGACAACCACTTTTCAACATACGTTCCACCAATTCTTCAGGAAATGTCGCTGTATGAACGGACTTGTTGGGTTTGGTATTGATCTTCCACACTGCTCGCATGGATCGTCCTCCTCGCTTACGCATACCCTCTAAAATGCGTCTTTTGGTATCACTTGGGTTCTGAGCCTTCTGAGACTCGTAATCCTTCGTAGCTTCACCTGTATACACTTCATTCGGATTGGAAGCATTGGCGAATGGTTCAATTTGTTGTTTGAAATAATATGATTTGCTTTTCACAAACATGAAAACCGATTCAAAATCAACAACAAAACGATCTGTCACACTTTGAGGCAGTGCGTTTCCCTTATGCCAAACGATATTATTTCGCAAAATCCAACCTCTGTTCTGCATCTCAATGGCAAAACGGAAAGGAATTAGTGCCAATTGTTTCGGTTTTCTCCAGCCACCCAATTTTTCTTTAGGTTTTTCTTTGAATTGGAAAGACTCCTTTTGAGCCTCTTCTCTACCTTTCCACACACCTTTACCACTTCCGAGATAGGTATCACCCAAATTGACAAATACCACACCATCATCTCGCAAAACACGGTAGACTTCATCATAATAATCACATAAACCATTGACAAAATCTTCGGGTGTCTCTGCCAATCCAAATTCGTTTTCATCTTCTGTGTATTGGCGAAGATTGTAATACGGTGGAGAGGTGGCGCAACAATGGATTGATTTGTCGGGTAATTCCTCCAATCCAGCCATTGCGTCGATATTTTTGATGTAATTCAGTTCCATGTTTCGAAAGTAACACAGATTTTTTAGATGTCAAACGGATGTTTCAAAAATTTTCCCGCGATTAAATTTAACTATATTTGATTAATATATTGTACATCTATTCCCACCCCCCTCCCATTAATTATGCACGACATATTCATTTGTCAATAGCTATTTTATTATTATAATTAATTATCTTATCATTAGATATAGATTATATATTAACTTTGATTAAAGATAACTAAAGAAAGAAATAAAAGAAAAAAAAATCATCTGATTGATTAGCTTATCATTATCTTTTAATTAGATATTGTTATAATTAATAATGTTAAAAATAATAACATATAAAAATTAAAACGAAACAATACCTATGAGCTTATCATTAGATATTGATTATGATTAATGTACAATAAATAATAATAAATCAAAATCAATTATAATTAAATATAAATGCAAAAAACAGAAAGTCAAGCCCCAAGCACATGGAAAAATTTCCCAACCGATACGGAAGGTGTTGTGGGATTCGTGTATCTGATTCGCAATAACCATCCAGATTCAAAAAAGAAATACTACATTGGACAAAAGAAATTACTCAAAAAGTTAAAACGCAAACCATTGAAAGGTAAAACGCGCAATAGAATTTCTTATGTTGATAACGATGTTGAGAAATATTGGGGTTCTTCTAAAGAATTGCTTTCTGACATTGAAAAATATGGGATTGAGCATTTCTCAAAAGAAGTGATAGAGGTCTGCTACTCAAAATTCCATATGACTTATGCAGAATTGATATGGCAAATCAAATGCAATGCTTTGATGGATCAACGATATTACAATGGCATTCTAAATGTCCGCTTAGGAGTCATCCCCAAAAATTACGTTGACATCGAAAGAGATCCTGCTACACTTGGGTTGTGAGTAGAATTTATTTCAGAAATAACAAACAGATCATTGACATTGATGAGGTTTTCAAAGAAACCAATGAAAATTTTGCAATACTGTTGGAAAATTTAGGATTAACGGCAACTTTTGATTTTTCTAAAAGAAATAATCAGAAATTGTATACTCACGAATTTATCAAAACATTCACTGAATTTTTGAAATACACCAGAATAGATTTTGTATTTTTTTCAAATACTTTAACAAAGGATAAGTTTCGTAATCAACTTTTGAAAAAAGTTCGTAGAATATTCAAAATTAATATCATCGAGAAGAATTATGATTTTGAGAAATTGGAATATCTTTTGAAAATTTGGAACGCTGAAGTGATCTCGGAATTTGAATCAGCGTTTCAGAATAAACAAACACCATCATTCCGAAAGATTTCCAAATATTTGGAAAAAGAGGGTCTCACATTTCTCAATGAGCAATATTTTCAAGAAGTTACCAATAAGATGACTATTTTGATTAAATAATTCTATGAGCAAATTTTTAGAAATCCTTGAAGAACATGATCCAGCAAATGAGTCTAAAATGGATGCAGCTTTGGAGGCGAAAATGTTTCTACATGAAAAGAAAATTCCTTTTACTTCTAAAGGAAATAAAATAATTCTACACACTCAAAAGGGTAACGTAGTTTTGGAAGCCGTAAAAAATTATCAGATCAATCCAGATAAAATTGCCGACGATACGATTGATAGTTACGACCAAGCACCGATTTACAAAAAACCCTTCATGACGACTAAAAGACAGTTGAAGAAGACTAAAGAGGAGGGTGATAAAAAAGTGATTCCGAAATTGAATAACTATTTGAAAAAACGTAACGAAGAGACTTTGAAAGCGATTGATAAAGCATCACAAACATTGAGAGTTAGCGCAGTAAGATAATATGAAATCGAAAACTTTAAGATTAATTGAACATTACCGCCGCATCGTTGAACAGGATGAACAAAATCCTGAGATGGGTATGGAAGGTGATCCGAGTGCAGATATGGGGCAAGAAGCACCTCCAATGCCAGCGGAAGAACCAGAAACAATTCCATTGAGTTCTCAAGCAGAAATTCGTTATATCGAAGATGTGGTATTAGCAGCTTTAATGGAGCCTAGACCATCAGGTAATGACAGAATTGTTTTAGAAAATTTCTTAGATTTGTTGAAAAAACCAGATACTGTCAAAACAATTCAAAGTTCGGGCAAAACTGCGAAGGATATTTATCAAACTCAAATACTTCCTATAATTCGACCTGCACAAGAAGGACAAGAATTGAGAGATAATTTAGATTCAATTAGCTAAATAATATTATGAAATTCAAAGGAGAAGAAAATGAAATGATTTGGAAGTCTTTCCGTGGTAAAACCATCAACGAAGGATTTGATGACGATCTTGATATGGACATGGAAGATGACTTTTCCGATGATGAATTCGGTGACGACGAATTTGAAGATGATGGGATGGAATTTGATGATGACATGTCGGATGATTTAGGTGGTGGAAAAGCCCAAGGAATGGTCATGGAAATTGATCCAGTCGGTCCAGTAGAAACCCATGAAGTGAATGAAGTTTTGGTTTCCGAATTGAAAAAGCTTGCCGAATATGCTAAAAGACTCTATGATATGAAAGATTCTGCGGAATTTGAAGATTGGATGGTCTCTGCTATTACTATTTCTTCTACTTATGTTTCTGATGTCTGGCATCGTCTCGATGCTAAAGCTGATTTTGCAAATACTGGCTTTGAACAAGCTGATGATTTCAACCGATTCTAAAATGAATGAGAAGTTTCAAACAATTTTTTGTGGAAAAAAATGTCTTGGGTTTAGTCGAAGACATTAAAATCGAAGGAATCGGAACTATACCAGCTAAATTAGATTCTGGTAATGGCGCACACAATGTGTTACACGGTGAAGATGTTGAGTGGGGTGAAGATAAAAAAACAAAAAATCAAATAGTAAGATTTACAACTGTCAATGCCATGAGATTAGAGAAACCTGTTGAAGATACCATAAGAATAAATATCGGAGAGGGCAACACCGTTGATAGACCAGTTTGTTTATTTGACTGTATTATCGGTGGTAAAAAATTTACCAGTATTCCTTTTTCAATCGGAAATAGATCCACCAACGATCATAAAGTTTTAATTGGAAAAGATTTTATCAAAGACGAATTGGATGCTCTGATTGATGTAGCATTGAATAATGTAGCAAACCAAAATATAACAGTAGATGTATAAAATTAAACAAAAAGAATTACTTGAAGAAGGATTTTGGTCAGCTTTCGGACAAGGTTTGAAGGAAGTTGGTAGTGTTATTATGCCACAGACTGCGAAAAATATTTCCAATATCAAACAAGGTGGTAGAGAAGCTTATAGAAGAATTAGAAAGGCATATCAAACTCTAGAGGAACGTATGTTAGACTGGATGGAAGAACAGGGTTACGTTCCAGTTCCTACCGAACAGGGAAAAATTAAAAAAGGTAAAAACTTTCCTGATGG